ATAATTCATTGGACCTTGTAATTGACTTTGTTTTTTTACCAAGTCTCTTAAAAACTCCCTTTGTAACATATTTTGTACATCCGCAGTGTTGTTAAAAACTGGTTGAGTCAATTCTATGTTTGCATCTTTAAGAGTTTTTAAATCTCCTTCATCTAAAAAAGTAGTTCGTGTAGGTTTTCTAGAACGAATTAATTTACCACTTTTATCGTATTGTTTTCTAAAACCTGCTGTTTCTACATTAAGAGTATCTAAGAATTTTTTTAATTTCTCTCCGTTGTTTTTAACTAAAACTTTTGTCAATAGTTTATCTGTATCCCAACCTCCTGAAGCTGCATCATTTAAAATTCCTTTAAAAGTTACATCATCAAAAGCTTGTAAACCTCTACTAAAAAACCTATTAGCTATATCAAAAGATTGCATTACATTTGTCACTTCGCTTGCAAAACTACTATTGTTGGATAATCCTTTTAATTCAGCTAATCTAGAAATAGCATATTCATCACCATTTGATAAACGTTTTATCATATTGTTGATTACGGTAAGAAATTGTGTTCTTTCTAAATCTGAAAGATCCGCATATTTAGAACTATTGACTCTTACCTTGCTAGCCAAATCTGATCTTACATTTAATAAATCTTTTAAAGAAATTAAACTTTCATCCCCTCCCAATTTAGTTAGGTATTCTAAATCTTTTAATAAAGGAGCTTCTGCATCAATACCTCTACCAATAGCATTATCTTCTACTTGTTTAGCGTAAGATCTAATAGCTCTACTATCAATCCATTTCAGTTGATCAACTACTTGTCCAGTTTCTCCAGGCAATAATGTTTTATAGTCTCCTTTTAAACCACTTTCTATAGTTGGAGCATCAACTTTTGTTTCAAAAAATTTATTTAAGTCGTTATATAAATCATCCGAGGCTTGTTTCCAACCCCTGTAAGATTGTTCTGCAAATTCTCTCATGGCAAAACCAGCTTCCGATGAGGCAGGTTCTCCGAAGGCATCCATATTTTGTAATATCTTATCTGTTGATTCTTTAATTTTACTTTCAGCAACCTCTAAACTTACAGTAGCTGCGTCATGTTGTTTTTTTAAAGCTTCCCTAATTGCCCTTCCTGCTGTTACGGATACTCCCGCATCTGTAAAACCACTAGTTTTTATGTCTTCTACGGACAAGTTAAATTTTTCTGTCAAATCGTTTGTTGCTTTATATGTGTTTTTTAAATCAAAAATTAACATGTCTTCTAAATTTTTAACTCTAGATTTAGAACCACCTATAGTTTCTAATATTGGTTGCAATCTTCCAATCAAAGGGCTATCTAATGCTGCTAAAGCAACAGCACCTTTATAAGTTTTACCTGTTTCTGTATCTACTAAACCTCTAGTAAAAGCTGCTGCTCTTTTTAATTTATCGGCACCTATTTCTGTTCCTTGTACGGCAAGAGCATTTTGTCCAAATGTTGATTTAAGTAATTTACCACCTACTCCAAAAACAAATTCACCTCCTGCACCAAGAGCAAATTCTTGCGCTGCTAATTCTGCAAGTTCTCCTGGGGTGTTGTCTTGTAATCCACTTACGAACTCTAAAGCCTCTTCACCTGCCTTACCAACTACTGCACCAGAACCAGTACCTACTGATATTTTTCCTAGATCCATCAAAGTTTTGGTTTTTAATCCAGGTACTTTAGGTTTAATTCTCCCTCTGGTTAAAATAGAACCAGCTATTGAGCCTACTATTGGACCGACTACTCCTGAAAAATCTGCAAAATCATTAAAAGAAAAACCACTTTCATCTATAACAACATTTTTATTAGACTTCGGAGTAATTCCCATCCGCTCTAAGCCTAAAGGAGTAAGAGCAATGGCACCCGAACTATCAATGGTATATCCATTTGTTCCAACAGCTTCTTTAACTACATTTTCTTTACCTAGCAAAGTTTCTTGAGCGCCCAATTTAGTTCTTAGCCAAGGTGCATCAACTCCCGTGTCATAATCAAATCTTGTATCGTAAGCCTCAGATAGTTTTTGAGTTTTAACATCTATAAATCCTTCACCGCCAGATTTATAATATTCTGCTGCTTTTTGTTTTGCTAATTGAAGGTTATCAGTTTTTACTTTTATATATCGTCCATTAGGTAATCTAATTTTTTTAGACATTTTAATCTACACCTATTTCATCTGCATTTAAAACAGCATCATCACTCTCAACGTAACCCTGCGATTGATCTGTAGTAATACTATAAATTTTGTCATAATTAGCCAATTCAGGAATTCTATCTCTATATTTAGAATTTAACGCTTCTATCTCTGATGCGCTTGCTTCCATAGAAGCCCTTATATTAAGTCTTATTTTTGAAAGAGAATCTAGTGCTTCTCCTTTTCCTGTAAATAAACTTTCTAAATTAGCCATCATTTGACGTATTAAATCTCTATCTCTGTCAGATATAGTCCTTCCTGATTCTTGTAATATTTCTTGTATGGCTTGTGCCTCTAAATATTTACCATCGTTTACAGCTTTTGTCGCTGCTCCTACAATGCTGTCACCTATTCCTGAAAAACCAGCAACATCGTCTATTAATCTACTTACAAAACCTTTCGCACCGCTTACATTTCCTGTAGAGATAGCTGATTCCATATTAGTTATAATTACTTCTAGATTTTTTTGTTTACCTAAACTGCTTGCTGCTTCTTTATATCTTTCAGTAACTTCGCCCCAAGTTTTGTCAGATAATTTATCTTCTTCTGCAAGTTTTCTTTTTAACTCATCTTCTGCCAAATCTTTAGCCAATCTTTCTTCACTTATTCTTTCTGAGGCTCTAGTTGCACCTACAGCCAGTCCTCTGTCAATTTGGCCTGTCTCAACCATTGCAGAGCCAATTTCTTGCATTAAGGTAAATGCGTTTTTCTTTCTTTCTTCTGATATTCTTGCGTTTTCAGCTGCGTCGAACTCTCTTCCTTTTACTTGTAATGCTTTTAAAGTTTCATTTATTTTATTTTTATCGGCTTGTGCTTTTTCTTGTGCTGATTTTTTAGCGTCTACTTGTTTTTGTTTATCAGCTTGAGCCTGTTCGCTTGAAGATAATTTTGCTAACTCAGCAGATATTTCATCAGGTATCTGTGTTGTAGACATACTGTCATCATCTAACATTCCAACACCAAATGATGCTCCAGTTCCGTAAGCTGCCGATTGTGTGGGTTTAAAATTGTAGGAACCTGGATTTAATGGATTACGTGGTTGAAAACCTGCTTTTCCCTTAACGTTAACTCCGCCTTTTTTTCTTCCAGATATAGGATTTAACTTTTCCCCTGCTTTTTTAGCAGCATCTGCAATTTTTTTTAATTTTCTAGCCGTATTTGCACTTTTGATAGCCGCTGCCGCACCAACACCTACTCCTGTTGCTGCAAGTCCAGTTGCTAAATAATCCATAGGATCTTTATAATCAAAAACATACGTCCTAAAAGCCCCAGGTGCATCACTTTGATCTTGTGCTTGTAAGGTTAATTGTATTTCTGTTGTTAAATCAGCAGCAGTTTTTCCTGTTGGGTTTATGCCTAAACTTTTAGCGTACTCTAAAATGGATGGAGATAAAGAGGATACGCTGTCTCCTTCTGCAAACATTCTTCTTTGCAATACATTCATATTAGTTATCCTTGTCCTTGAGAATATGCGTTATAAGCGGCAGTGTATGGATTTGTATTACCCTGTCCTGTATTTTGCATGCCGCCGTAGGTACCTAAGAAAGTTCCAATACCAGCAGCTAATGGATCTTGTGGCATACCGTATGTGGTCTGTACATTTGAAAAACCTGGAGTGTATTGTGGCAAAAATCCTTGTACGTAACTGGCTGCTTGCGTAGGTGCAAATCTATCTTGTACAGCTCTTTCGTATTCTCTGCCTAGTCCTACGTCTTTAACACCTCTTGCAGTAGCACCTAAATTAGCAAGCTCACTTCGTTGCGCTGATCCTAAACCGTAAGCCGTACTACCTATACCACCTATTTGTCCGCCATACCCAGCTATATCTGAACCTATTGTTCTAGCAAGACCAGATCTACGTGCGCCTATATCTCCAAATTGTGTTCCAAATCCAGCTAAGTTACCTGCCAATCTTTCTCTTGCTCCAGCTTGTCTACCAAATTCTCCTAAAGCTGTAGATTGAGCTTGTCCAAAGCCTTTACTTCTTATACCAGCTAAAGCTTCTCCCAATCCTCTTCCTAAAGATGCTCTTCTTTCATCAGCAGTTAGTCTAGCTCTAGAACCAAACGCAGACTCTCCGCCTGATTGTATATCTCTAGCTCTTTGCGCTACATCTTGTATGTCGCTTTGTTTGAATGCGTCATCTATTGTTTGTTGTACGACTCTATCTTCAAAAGGATCGTAAAATTGTTTTGTTAGGTTTGGATCAAACTGCATACCAGCAGCTTGCCTAGCAACGTCGGTTGCTGCTCCTAAATAATCTTGTTGACCAGCAAAATAAGGTTGGGCTAGTTCTCCAGCTCTACGTGACATACCTATACCTTCCTGTAGACCAGCTAAATTAGCATCTAAATAAGGTTGGTAAGAACCAATACCCCCGTAAGCACCTTGCATCGCAGCTATTTCTAATGGTGATAGACCTGCGGTCTGTCTCATTATTGATGGTTGTCCGTAAGATTTATTAGCTGCGCTAATAGCTTGAGATATTATTCCTGGAGTGTCTGGTGAACCAAAGTAAGCTTCACGTACAAATGGATCAGAAGTTCTGTCATCTCTTGTAAAACCTGTAGCAACAGGATTTATAGTAGCTGGATTAGTTGATTCTGCCATTAGACTGCCTCAAATATGTTCATTAACTCACGCATGTTTTCAACGCCTTTTTCTCTTGAAGCGCTACCACCAGAAATTAATTCTATGCCTGATTTAGTTTTGTTAACGTTAAATGCACCTGCACCTTTAGTTGCTGCTGCGGTCATTACAAATTCACCATCACTTAACATCGCAGGTATGTCATCAGAAGTACCCGTACCAGGTCCTTCAGACTCACCACCGTCACGCATATCAAGTTCTTGTACTGCTGCTAAACCACCTCCATTAAAATATTGTCTAGCCTCGCCTCCCCCTGCTACGTTTAATACAGCAGGTTTAGGTCCTAATCCAAATTCACCTCTAGTTCCGCCTGTTCCTAATTCTTTTGAGAGTTGGTATCTACCCAAAGCATCCATACTAACTTGAGGCGTAACTGCAAGACCACCAGCTTTATCTTTAGCTGAGTCGTAAGCTAGTTTTCCTAAAAATCCACTAAGTCCCAAAGCACCTAGACTACCTAACCCTCCAGCACCAATTTTTCCAAAAGGATTAAGCCCAGCGCCTTGATTTCCTGACCCAGTTAAAAAACTTAATGGACCTGTTCCTTTGTTTGGATCAACGTTAAATAACTTGTCTGCAATACTATCTGGACCAAACATTCCGCTAAATCTAGGATCGCCGCCTACTTGAGTGAAATTACCTTTATCATCTGCTTGAAAAACGTTACCCGCTTCATCTTTGTAGTAGCCTGTAGCTTCATCATAAGATACTGCGCCTTGTGGTTCTACTGGCATACCGCCACCTATTAAACCCGCTAATGGTCCGCCCTTTAACATCCCACTTAAACTACCTAACCCTTTAAATCCACCAAAACCTTGAGCAGCTCCTCCAGCCATACTAGAAACACCTGGTATTCCTAATCCAGCTATTCCACTTAGAGCAGAACTTCCTAAACTTCCTAAAGTGCTTGCTACTCCGCCTAGACCTACTTTAGTCAAAGCTGATCCAGCCAATCCACCTATACCACCAAGAGCTGCGCCAAAGGCTGTACCAACTCCAGGTATTAACATCGCTACAGGTGCTACTTTTTTAGCTACCTTTTTAATTGATTTAAAAGCTTTTTTTAAAAACCCAAACTCAGCTAAACCTGTAATTGGGTTGATGGACATACCAGATCCAACTGCATACTCGTTTGGGTCAAGGCCAGCAGCCCTCATCTCTTGGTTGATACGTGCCTGCGTAGAGGCTGATATTACAGGTGGTACGACACGTTCGCCCAAAGCAACGTGAGCCAGAAACTGATCTTCGTCTCTGCCTAAACTTGCTATTCCTGTTCCTGATCTGTCAATTCTATCCATTTGTTTTATTCTATCGTTTTTAGTGGTTTTGTTAAATAAAATTCATTTCTAAATAGTTTTTTTTATCTTCCCAACAAGGACGTGATATCAGCCAAAAAACCAATAAATATCGGTCCCCTGTCTGTACGGGCAGTCCTCGGTGCATGTGAGTAAAACTAGGAAACATCAAAGCGCTACCTGTTGGAAGCGGTTCAACAATACCTCTACCTTGAAATTCTGTTCCACCACCCTCGTATTCACCTGTATTTAAAGGGATTACTACGCTTATATCTGCACTAGCGTCGTGGTGCCAAGCTCCTTGTTGCTTGTCTCTTATATTATAGTTGGCTATTTGTACGCCACCATCTGTAACGACTCTTCCCCAAAGACCCATAAATATAGGGTTTAAAATACTACTGACCACACTCATCAAGGAAAAGTATAAGTCAGGTATATGTTCTTGTAAGACTATCTCAGGTATCTGTCTGAGCGTGTCTTCTTCTTTATTAGGCTCAAAATTAAAATGTTCTTTAATGTTTTGTAGTTCGTCTTTAAATATATCGCAAAATGTTTCTGAGAATATAGGTGCTGTATAAACATCTTTAATAGGCTCATCTATAACAGCGTGTAATGGTAGTTTGCCTAAGTCTTCTTGTCCTTGAGACTTTAAAAAACGTACGATATCTAGTTGCGAGTCTTTAACAGCTTGAAAAGTTTTGTCTTCTATAAACCAGTCAGAGGGTTGAGTAAGAAGAAGATTACTCATTTCATACGCTGATTTTATATTTTCTACTGCTTGCATATCAAACTTTAATAGTTGTCGCTCCGTTATTTCTGATAGTGACAGAACCTAGTTCTGCTTGCAGTTGATACCCCTGCGGATTGACGGGTGTATGTAGCTGTATCCATTTGAAGCCAGTATAAACCTGTAATACTCCAATTGATGTGTTCCATATTACATCACCAATAGAAAAAGCCAAAGTGCTGATTTGTTGGTCGTTATACTGGGGTGTGCTGTCAGGATCAAAGGTTCCTAAGTTTAATTCTAGGATTCTAACTAAACGATTGTAAATATCTTTATTTACAAACTGATTGGATTCTATTGGTAGACGGGTTTCTAATAGTTTGCTCATCTTCTACCATCAGTTTTCACATCAAAACGTGTAGCGCCTAATCGCCATCCTAAAGCAAGATTACCGCTACCAGACTGATCGTCATCAGATTCAACTCTGATAACAGCCTGTCGTCCTCTAGCCCTTATATTCGCTTTTGTTGTAGAAGAACTAATTGCAGAAGTAGCTTTAGTTGTTAAAGATTCACCTGGAAAGTTTCTTACCTTAGTCAAAATATTTACAGATCCAGAGTTGTCGTCTTGTAAAAAACGTATGTCAGGTATGATAGAGGATATAGATTGGAACTGGTCGCCATCTCCTATATCAAAGTCACTTGATTCGACGAATACACCAGTCATCGGACTACCATCGTCGTCAAAACCAATCTCATGCTGGTAGAGATAATTGTCTTTGGTAGCTTGTGGATAGTTAACTACACCAGTATCAAGCCAAGCAGTTCTTTCTAGGTTGCCATAGTACCAAACTTGTTCTTGCGTGTTGTATATAACGTAACGATCTATTTCAGATGAAGAAGATGACGGATAAAACCAACCTATTTCGTTATTTTCACTATTACTAAAAGCATGTATTTTGTAAGCTTGTCCTACGTTTAAATCTGAGAATACGTAATTTAAAACAGTACAAGGTAGTTTTTGTACGCTGCCGTTGTACAAGTAAAAACTACCGTAACTCATAAAATAAATACCTGAGTCAGTTGTAATAGCTCCTTTGGGTCCAATTAGTCCCGCACCTTCGTTAATAAGGTTTACTGCAAATGTAAAAGGTGGTCCAACAAATTGCATGCTGTATAAAGAGGTGTCAGTAAATACAACTATCTCTTGTCTTGATTTAACTGCGCCTACTATTTTTGATCCGCTAGATAGACGCAAAGAACCTGCACTGTTAGTAATTAATGGTTCAAACTCTAGTTCATTTTCTTGGTCAGAAAAAGCAATAAGCATCGGGTCTATAACATCACTTCTTGCACTTCCCACAATAGGATCTGCACCTAAAACAATTAGATGCCTGTCTACTTCTGATGTAATGACTTGTAAACCAAGTGTAGGGACTAAATTAGCACCTGCTACATCAGACAAAGCAACTGCTCTGGTGCTAGTTCCATTATTTTCTACCCATCTATAAATACCACCCCCCCGCGGATTGATAATTAAATTTTCACCAAAGTTATCATGTGTCCATAATCTTAGCTGCCCAGATGCGCTTATAGCACTTGATGATCCAAATGTTCCAGCACCCCAAAGTCCTGCCCCCCACCCTGTTGACTGGACATAAGTATCTAGTCCCACGTTAATTTGATAAGCGCCATCAACTCCTGCACCTCCGTTACCTGAATCACTTGAGTTAGCAGTAACCGTACTCCCTGATGTGTCTTTTGCAGTAAATGTATAGGTATTAACAGATGGTACTGATGTAATTTGATATTCTTGATTTAGAACATCAGCAGTTATAACGCCTCCCAAAGAAACGGCACCAGATATAGTAACAAAATCGTCGGTTACGGCTCCGTGACTAGAATCAGTAGCTGTAATTGTTGATGAACCATCAGTTGCAGAAAAAGTTATACCGTTAGTGGTAGTGGCTCTTATAGGCGTAACGTCACTATAATTAGTGCCTTCTTTTATATAATATTTCCAAGTTGTACCCAATCCTAAATAAAGATTACTACCAAGACTCATCCAGTTATGTAAGGCTCTAGCTGTTCCTAAAAAAGTATTAGAACTTAATTTTTCCCATCCTTTTAACTTTTCTACGTGACCATTTCTAAAACGGATTAGATTGCCGTCAAACCATCCTCCTTCGTTATCGTAAGCAGTTCCTTCTCGGTTGATACCTGGTTTTAAATTTAACTTAGTATATGCCATCTAGACATTCTCCCATTCTTTACCTTGAAACAATAGAGATTCAGCCTCTCTTCTTTTTTTCAATCCTTCTAAAACTTTTCCACCAGCTTTGTTCCACCTGACCACTTGTTCTGGCACTTCGTCATATTTCGCTTCGTTTAATACTTTTAATAGAGTAGAAGACTTTAAATTGTTAGGTCCTAGATTAAATACCCAAGAACAAAGTGCATCAAATTGGTTCTGTTCTAAAGGGACTTCGACCATATCATTTATATAGCCTTCGTATTCAGGCATTTCTTCTTGTAATAAATGCTCTGCTTCATTCTGATTTATTTTGTCGCCTTCTTTGACTCCTTTAATAGTCCCATATCCAATTGTCCAAATACCTACAGAATCTTGGTACGCTTCTAAACGACAGCCTTCAAAATGTTTTATTAAAGATGTACCTTTTTCAGATATTTGCATGTTACTCGCCCCAAGTTCCGTCTTCCAATATTTTACCTGTTTTGGTACCGCCCCAGTATTCAACTGCGTGTTTTTCTTTAATAAGCTTTTGGCATATATCTTCTCCATCAGCTGTATAAGGGATGCCCAAAATCCTTCCATACTTTCCTTTTCCTAAAGATTTAATTCTAAATGTACCTTCGCAAAGTTCTTTAAGTCTTTCTTTTGCTTTTAGGCCTAAAGCCTTTTCAGCCAAATTTCTTGTCCTAGATTCTGGAGTGTCTATACCTGCCAAACGGACTCTTTGTTTATGTAATTTTACATCAAAACCAAGATCTAATATGCAATCAAAGGTGTCTCCATCTACTATACGATCTAGAGTAGCTCTATATACGAATTCATCTGGTGTCTTACTCATCTTTGATATCCTGTTTTGGTTTGTCGTATTCTCTATAATACTTAATAATTGATAAAATATCTTTAGACCAACGCGTTATTTCTGCCATATCCATACTGAGATTTTCATACTCTTTACTAGATAAAGAATAGTAAGCGCGTCTTGGTGCATCACCATTTTCTAGATTTTGTAGGTATTGCTCCATCAATTCAGGTGTCATAATTTCCCAATCAACTTCTGATAGGCTCATCGGATATGGTAACGGTGGATGATACATCGGCGGTCTTTCAGCAATACTTTTTACCTGTACTGGTTTGATAGAAGATTGCATCAAAGAGCAACTGGCCATCATCAAAGATAAACTAATTAGTAGTAGGTTTTTCATCAAACTGATTTGGATTGGTTAGTTCTTCTAAAGTAGTCATTACCCTAGCAGAAGCTTTGTTAATTTTATTTTGTAGTAGTCCTGGCTTTGCTAAAGCTAATTGATCTAAATCATGGTTAGCAAAGGTTTTACGCAATCTATTGACATCTTTCATCGCTGCTTGTTTGTCAGCTTCTAGTTGATTAAGTTGTACTTGTTGATTTTTTTGTTGTTCTAAATAACGTTCAATAGATTCGTTTTGTTTTTCTATTTCTGTTTCTAAAACTATTTGATTGCCTTTGAGTATACCTATTTGATCGTTTAGGTAATTGATATAGTAAGTTGATCCAGCCAGACTAACGACTAACAATCCACCCAATATTAAACTTAACTTAAATCCCATGTATATACTTCTAATGGTTTTTCTTTGCCCTTAACCTTTAAAGGCTCTAATAATTCTAACTTATAATCGCTTTTTATGGCAGTGTTGTAGCCAATTAACAAATCTCTACCTGCTTCCTTAGTTCCACTTTCTAATCTGGCTGCGGTGTTTACCGCATCGCCTATGGCAGTATAATCAAATCTTGATTCACTTCCCATATTGCCTATAACTGCATATCCAGTGTTTATACCTATACCTATGGCTACTGGGTCTATATCTTGTTCAGATAGTTCTACGTTTAACACTTCCATATTTTTCTGTATATCTTTAGCACAATCAATAGCTTTATTTTCGTGAAATTCTAAGTCTAATGGTGCATTAAATATAGCCATCATTGCATCACCTATATACTTATCTACCATACCTCCATGTTTTTGTACTGCTTTTTGTTGTGCTGTTAAGGCTTTATTCATTATATAGGTGACTTGTTCAGGCTCTAGTGTTTCAGATAAAGCAGTAAATCCACGTACATCCGTAAACAAAAATGTGGCGTATCGTTTCTCACCACCTAGTTTTAGTTTTTCTGGTGATTTTTGCAAAATAGCAATTTGACGTGGATCTAAGTAATGTTCAAATTGTTTCTTTATAAGTTGTCGTAACTTGTATTGTTCTCTAAATCTGAGATAGAAAGTAATGGTCGCTGTTATAAACTCAGCTATAAATGTCCAGGTTACATCAATTAACAGACCTTGTTGAACTATGGTATATCCACCAAATAAAGTTAAGCCCATAGTAGAAACGGCTAAACTTATCCCCAACGTTATCCCCAAAAAGTTTATTAACGCCCACATTATTACTATGCCCATTATTAGGATTGCCAACTCTACAGCTAAAGAGTAATCAGGTATGTATGGACTGTTTTCTATTAGTATAGATTCTGCTAGAGCTGCTTGTATCTTATGCGGTTCAAGTAGTCCAGACGGAGTAGCTATTTGTGGCATGATTCCTTTTGCCGTAAACCCTACAAATACAAATTTATTTTCTACATTCATTTCTTGTAGGTCAGTTTGTGTGGTATTCACGAAACTTATCCACCTACGCCCTAAAGAGTCTGTTTTAACAGGTGGAAGGCCTTTAACACGTATTTCTTCAATACCATTATCATTCGTTCTTATAATATACGTATCCGCTCCAGCTAAAACTTTTAATACTTCCGTACCGTATGCAGATACCCAGCCATCAGGAGTTCTCATTAACAAAGGCAATCTACGTACTAAATTGTCTAAATCTGTTCTAGCAACAGCTATACCTTGTGTTGCGCTTTGTTTTAATATCTCTATATTTTGTATAGCACCTGTTGCCATAATTCCTGCATCAGTCTCTGGTCCAAGAATTACAGTTCCAGATGTGGGCGGATAATTACCTTCACCTTCAAACATCGCGAGGACACTAGGAGAAAAAGAGAGTGCTTCCATAAACTCAAAGTCACCACCAAATCTATCTGGTTGAGGAAAAGCCATAACCCAACCTACGCCCAAAGCTCCTTTACGCAAAAGGTTAATATGTATTTGAGCTAGAGTTTGTCTTGATAAAGGATAACCACCTTCATTTGCAATATCATTTTCAGTGATGTTAAGTATTACAAAATTACCACTTTCTTTCTGTTCAGGTATCAAAGCATCAAAAGTTTTAAGTTTTAACACCTCAAGTGGCGTAAGTTGATAAATAAATGGCAAAACCAATATAAGTATGAGTGATAGTGGTGTTAGTTTTTTCATCCAGAACCTTGTTTAATTGTAATGGTTGTTGAAGATCCACCATTAATCTTAACCGTATTAGATACACCATCTTGTATCAAGATAATTGTATAACTGTTTGACCCATCTAAGTTTAGTCTAGCACTTTGACTGACTGTTCTATTCAAACTAATAGTTTGTCCTGCAACTATAGTTGTTATCTGCGTGTCCTTATCTTGTCCTATATCTGTACCTACAATACGAATTCCCACACCTCCTTGTTTAAGTGCATCTTCTTCTTTAGATATAGCTAGTGCATCTAGCACGTTTAGTAAGTCTTCTAAGAAGTTTACATCTAAATAATTTATATCTAGTTCAGTAAACTCTAGCTCTGCTTCTGCATCAAGAAAGTCTTCGTTAAGGAAGTCTATGTCCAGGTCGTTAAAGTCTAAGTAATCTACTGTTGTTCTTGTTTGGGTTTCTTCTATTTGTTGGTCAACTTCTTCTGGAGGATTAACAATCAACATGTTATCAATTAGGTCTAGCGATATATCTAAAGTAACAGGTTTAGTAGGATTGTTTTCATATACAGATACTGTGGTAGCTTGATAGGGTTTGTTTAAAGTAACGCTACCCATAGCTGTAGCTACTATTATTTCACCACTAGATATGCCATTCTCGTCTGGCAATAGTATAACTAGACTTCTACCTAGTTCATCTACTGTACAAGTAAAATCTGTACCTCTAATTGCTATATCCGCAGTAGGTGTGCGTATAGATATATTGCTCTTGTTGTTAAATTTACCCGTAATAAAACGTGCAGTACCACTTGCAAACTTTAAGGCCATCTTAGATTTAGATGGGTCTGGGTCATAGATGTATTCATCTATAACTAACTTAGAATGTTCGGTTAGTTTGACTGTAGAGTCGTCTTCAAAGGTTATAGCAACTCTGCCCGCTTCTGTACGGACATCATCCATTTGTTGTATGTTAAAAGCTAGTTCAGCACCATAAGGTTTGTCCCTTAGAACTTGTGCGTTACCTCTTACCTCAGATATAGAACCTATATTAGCAAACGAATGAAGTTGTTGCGTCTGACTGAGTAACACAGACAGTGCCGTTAGAGCCAACAGATGTAATTTTAAGCCAGTCATTATCTGATGTAGACTCCTGATCTATGTTAAATGTCCTTGTAGAGCCTGTTTGGTCTAGCCAAAAGTAACCCCCTGCGTATCCGTCTCCATCGTAGGTGACAACATTATCATCACCATCAATATCCATATAATTAGTAGCACCATCTACATCTATAGATGCAGTAATGTTATTACCACCACCTTGCACAGTCCAATCTAAATCTAGGTTGGCCGCTAGTGCAGTCATGGCGTGATTGAGAGTCATTGTGTTTGTGTTGCCTGTGACTTGTACGTTTACGTTAGAACCATCAGCTCCAGTAGCGTTAGTCTCGTCGGTGGACATGTTAAATGTGTTGGTATCCCCTATGAACGAGAAGTAACCTGTGTAGGTATCTGCCCATATATCTCCAAGAAACTTATTGGTATTACCTTTTTGCAATATATCTAAGGTCATGGTTGCACCATCAATATCTAGTGCAGTCATAGAACCAGCCGCGGCATCAGCACCGCCGATGATGTTGCCACTACCTCCTACCTGTTCTATATCTAAGTTAGATGTAGCACCTGACTGATCTATAAATATTTCATTGTCAGCCCCGTATAGTAGCGATACACTCGTCATCGCAAATAGGCTCATCAATATCAATCTTTTCATCTTTTTGCCAATAGCCATCTTCATAGCCCTCCTCTATTGTTTGTAAGACAGCCGTCTCGATAGCCATCTGTAAAGCAATATTTATAGACTCATTCTCTACTATACCGCTTTCTATTTCAACTAATTCGGTGTTATTTGCATAAAATCTGAACACATCTGAAGAGATAGATGCACTTAATATTGACTTAGTTACTAAGACTTCAATTAAAATTTTACCCGTACTTACTGATACCGTGCGCAAAGATATGGTTACAGAGTCTTGTCTGTACTGTTTAGAACCACCTATACCTAAATATCTTGCACCCGCTCCTCCTGAACGAATGTTAGTTTCGTAACCTACTACGCCACCCTCCATTAACAAACCTGCAAATAGTAGAGGTTTGACCTTTTGTTTTTCGTCAAAACTTTCCCTGGTTGTGCGAATTATCTGGCGTTCTTTAGTGAGGTTATCTAAACCTTTGCGTTCTACTACATCAAATACATTAGAGTGTTGTAACGCTCTAATTAAGTAAGCGTCTGGAGCTTGAGTAATAGCTGTACTAAAGCTTGCATACTGGCTGTTAGATCTACGTTGTCCTGTATTGTCTTTAAAAGAATTAGGATATACAGCCACTATAGGTTTTCGTACAGGTACAGAAACTTCCGCTAAATTAGTGAGCAAAGCCCCAACCTCTGCTGACTCAATACTTCTTACAGGAGGAACTCCATTATCTAATGGAGGTATGATTAACGCGCAACTAGAAAGTAAAAGAACCGAGAGGTACAGTAATTTCTGTTGTATTGCCTTCTTCATCTGTAATTATTAATGTTACCTTATCGTCTTCTACTCTATATTCTATAGTGTTGCCTTCTAATTCTAGCGTACCAAAATCAGATGCGGTCTCACCAAACAAGCTATCAACCAACTGTCTGCTTAGTTGTGCATA